GACGTGGACCGACGTAAATTTTTGCTTTAGCCATAAAGTGCCTTCTTCAGTTTCTCGTTGTAATCATCGAGACCGTCGGTATTAGGCAGGCCTCCTGTTTTGTTTATCGGAAAATCAATAGCCCATGTGGTTTTTAGACCCATTTGCCAATACGGCCAGGGCTGATCGTCAGTTAACGTATCCCATTCGATTTTTGGGAGCAGATGAAATTTTTGATCCAGCGGAGTCTGGGTGAATGGCAGGATCTCGTTTCGGATTCTGCTGCACACATTAAGCGCATCCCGAAAACCAACGGAATCCGCAGCGAATGTGCCAACAATGATTGAGACAACAATCTGCAATTTCTCCGATTCGGCAACAGACGAATCAGCGCGAACCATAACAAACGGGTAGGGATCATCTGAATTGTTATTCTTGATCGGTAGATACGAGTCAATGAATTTCAATTGCCGAGATTCCCCTGGAGTTTCGATATTCGAACCGCGCGTCGGCAAAACGACGTCAGTCATCCGAGATGCCAGAAATACCCTCAGGCAGTCACATAAATTTAATTCCACTATCACCTCTTATTCATTAGTCGAGAAATTTCATGCTCTAATCGTCTCTCGTAGGTTTCTTTGAAATCGGACTGGACTGCGTCAACCACACGTTCATTAGCAGCCATGCCGGGAACAGCAGGCCCGAACACTGGCTCTATCGGATATGAGCTGAATCCTTTTCTGCGCAGCAAAACTCCTCTGCTGACAAAACCTCGATCGATGCGCTGCACGCCGCCTTTTCGAATGCCCAGCCTGACGGCTTTACGTCGTCCGCCCGTTGTGTCGGTTTTTGGTCTCAGAGAAAACTCGCTGGCCAGGAGATTCCCGCCTCTAACCAAAATTTCCGCTTGAGTCGAACCAGAGGTCTTGACTCGTTTTGCCGTAATCGCAGATCGAGCTCGTCGTGCCTTAATCGCATATTCAGTTCGTATCTCTTTGCCTAGCACCGTCTTAGCATGAGACATTGCTCGCCCCATTGCCGCAAACGACGCTCGCTGGATGAGGCTGGATGCGCGTTTGAGTATCCGTTGAGCCTGAGCAAACGAATTAGAACTCATTCGTTGTTTTCCTCGCATGTAATCACGAGCATGCCGTGTTCATCGGACACTGACGCGACACGGTGGAACGTTCCGTCCACTGACAGTGTCTGATTCACCTCAGGCGTGTCAACGTCACCGATCCGGGCGTAAATCCTAATTTGATTTGAACTCAACCCGTAAAACGGCTCGGATACCCGTCCGGCATTCTGAATCTCCAGATCCCTGTCAATCACACATCGAGCGATTCGAGAGCCGATTCGACGTTCCCTCCCAAAAGTGCCGAGGAAAATCTCAATATCAGCAGCAAACATTGAGTCATAGTTACTCATCTTCAGACTGCTCCGTCTCCAAAGACTCATCAGATTCAATCGGCTGAGGAGTGGCCTTGACCTTCGATTTCTTCTGAGTTGCTCTTTCTAACGGAGCCGGCAGTGGTTTATCAGAGGGCCAATCGACCAGTTCCCCGGGGCAAAAAACTTTGCCTTCGTGATGTAAATAAAACTGGGGTCTGACAATGCATTTCATAGAGTTTCTCCAAAGAAAAAGGGGCCCGAGCCCCTCAAGAATTAGCTCAGAAGAGCGTCGGAGAAGAGGCAGAAACTCTTCGGGTGGCGGACTGCAATGTCGATTGACTGCAATGCGCGGATTTCAACGCCGCCAGATTTCCAGGAATCGCCGTAGCGATTGACGTCGATTTCGAGGAAACCCCACTCGCCAACGAGAAGGTCGGCCCAGTTGCCAAAGTAAATTTCATTACAGGTTGTTGCAGTGCCTTTTGTCAGTCCACCGCGAACTTGATTAGAGCGGCCAACAGCATAACCGTTGACCTCACCCGGGAAACCATTACGAACCGCCTCAGTGATAGGTTTCCAGATGTAATCGCCGGAAGAGTTCTTAATCTTCTTCAAAAAGCCGATTGTGGCTGCGTTGCACAGGTAGTACATATTTGTGACGTCAGCATTTTCAGTGGCAACCTGAGTTTCCATATCGATGAGATGATCAAATGTCAGAGCTGCGCCGTTTTCACTGCCCTCAACTGTGCAAATTCCCGGCACATTCGCGATGCCGGTAGGCTCATTGTTTGTTCCAGAGCCACAGAGAGCAGCAAGGTCAATGCCAAGAGCCAAAGAAACAGCCAGCTCATTACGGACAAAAGCCTCAACATTCATGCTGGATTGGAGCAGCAGATTTCTAGAAACAGAAGAAATCGCACCGATTGTTTTTGGTTTCAGAGCAACCTTATCAAACACCGCGTTGCTTTCTGTCGGCTTTCCGTTTTCAGCCAGCCAATATGTAGTCGATGCTCCGGTTTGTCTAGGAATTTCAACGTTTCCGACAAGGCCGGAAATTACGGTCGCGCCCATACGAGTAACCATTGCTTTTGCTCGAAGAAGATCAATGAAAGATCCAGTTCGAAGCTCATTTTCAACAAGGTTCCCGCCCTGCGTGGCCTGACCAACTACATATCCGCGCGTGGTATCACGCTGCATTGTGATGTCGCTGGGCATGAAAAAGCCGCTTGTTTCGCGGCCGCTGCGTTTTGCAAGCGTTTGAGAAACTTCGCGTTCAAATCCCGCCTTACTCCAGTCGCCAGTCATTGCTGCATTCAATGCACGGACCAGGCTGAAATTGCTTCTTTCTGTGGCTGTCAGACCGATGTCTTCGGAGATTCCTCTGGAAGCGGCTCCGACCGGGGCGGCGGAACGATTGCCGAGAAGATCTAAAACATGTGAGCGAATATTTTCGATGGACTCATTGGAGCGGATCATGTTTTCGCGTTCGGAGTCCTCGATATTGAACTGGCGGCAGAGAGAATAAATATTCTCAATGCGCTGGCGTTCAGCCTTGCGAACCTGTTCGCGTTCTGCCTCCACGCGACGGGCCTCTGTGATCGCTGCTTCGCGAACATTTTCTCTGACCTGTTGCTCGGAATCATTAACAGTGTTTTCAGAATTTTCTTGGTCTCTAGTTGCCATCTTTTTTTCCTTTAAGTTGGTTTCAAAATGTCTGTAAACGCCGACGTTCGAATCGGCGGGAATAGTTACAAGGGAAACCTCAAAGATTTCCCATGAGGTCGCGATAATCTGATCGTCCTCACGGTTTTCTCCACGAATTTCGTCGTAATCTCTGATTTCGTATTGGAACGAGCAGTTAACGAGAACTCGTTCGTCAACCATCGCCTTAGCCTTTTGCCCGTCCTCTGAAGAAGAAAAACGGACCGTTGCATAGGTCCTGTGTTCATCCTGATCGAGTTTCTCGACAATGCCGATTAACTTATTGCGGTCATGGTTAAAAAGAAGGGGAAGCGTTTTTTGTCGCTCCCCCATAACCATGGCACCAGGCTTGTGGCTCAGAATTTCTTGTCCGTACCACCGTTGAATCGGCGTATCGGATGCAACCGGGAATCTAATCACACTCGAATTCTGATCCTCCGAACGTTCAAATACTGCAGAACGCACTTGTCCGCGAAGCTGGTCCGCAGTCAACTCAGTCCTCTTTTTCGTCACTTTTATCCTCCGTACTCTCCTTTTGCTGTTTCAAAACCTGACTGTTTGTTGTTACTCCGTAAAATTCCGCAGTGGCTTTATCCTTTGCCCGCTGCTTGCAAATGTCTTCAAAGTCTTGGCCGTTGCCCATTGCGGCAACGACATCGCTATCAGACATAAAGCCGGCGTTCCGAGCATTGATATATGCAGTAACTTCTTTTGCCGGATCGACCCATGACCAACCGCGAGGTTTGAATCTGACTGTTTGATAACGTTCCTTGTTTTCGAAATATCCGGGCAGATTCAGACGCCCGGACAAAACGGCGTGATCCAGCCAGTCACAGAAAATAGGCTTCAGGAATTTTTCAATCAGCCACGTCTGCAACACCCGCCATTGATCCCGATCATCGAGCAACGCGAGACGGGAGCTGGAATAGTTGCTCTGCGAATAATCGCGGGACAACGTTTCGTAGGAAACCCCGACGCCCGCGGCAACTTCTCTCAGCATGTAACGCATAAATGCATCGATGTTTGAGTTGGGTCGAGACGGCGTAAAGCCTTCAAATTTTTCTCCCGGGAGCAGGCGCTGGAACATTCCGGGTTCGGACCGGAGATATTTCGGGATCGGTTTCCCGTCGTTTTCCAGATCACCATCATCGACAATCTCTCGCTGCACAAAGCCGACAATATTTGCTGCCGCCCTTGCTGCCACGATTTCGGAATTGACATAACCGCCCATGTCCCGAAGTTTTTTCAGGACAGAATGCAGCCACGGCGTTCCTCGGGTTTGAGGCCATCGCTCGACCAAATACAAATGGACGATGTCAACGGCCGGAATGTAGAGCAGTTGGTTCTGTGTATAGGCGGAAACATTGATGTCGCCCGGATGATTTGGCCAAAACCAATAGGCCTGCGGACGCATCCACTGGTTTACCTCAACGCCCAACA